CAATATTAAATCTACCATTTCTTTGTACAAAATAAAACTCAACATCTTGGTCTTCTAAACTTTCAAATCTAAATATGGCTGGTACAATACTTTCAGCATTATTTACTTGTACTGAACCTATCCTTGTGCCAAATACACTATTTGATTCAAAAATACCGGTCAATGATTCTTCATATCCAGGTATTGCAGGATTAGTTGATGTTCCAAATGGTTGTCTAATATATGAATTGACCGTCATTTCATCGTTATTAAATGAGCCTTTACTACCAGATACATAAATATCTAATTGAGGAAATGATGAAACATTTGGATCTGATGATGTAAATTGATTGTCCCCGAATAAATTTACAGTCATTAAATATTGAGTATTCTTAGTAAGAGTTGGCTTATACTCGTCCTTAAGTCTTATATATGCAAAATCTCCCGGTCCATAATCGCTTGCGGGCGTTAATCGTATTCCACTTAACAAATCATCTGGTTCAAATGTTTCTGTAAGTTCTATAGTAGGTGATATACTTCCCTGACTTGATGTAAAATATGTTTGGTAATCTGCTAAGCTCGAAAAGAATCCCATTCTATTATATTGAGCACCGTCCTGCGCATTAGCTTCATAATTAAGTTGATCTTCTAATATTTCTACTTGTTCTAGTATGGTCTCTCCTGCATCAACAAAATCTCCAAATTGTCCGCCGGCTTTATAAAATGTTTTTAATTTATATACATCACCGGTTGCTGGTTCAACATTTGATATTTTAATTTCAGCAAATGATTGTGATTGTTCTGTAATTTCAACTACATACGGTAATGTAAAACTACATGTATAGTTTGCAGTTGCTTTTACCTCATCAACTGGTATCCCCAGTGCTCTGCCTCCAACATCTGTAAGCGTAACTTCCCATTTACCTCCCGTATTTGCATCACTAATATTTTTGAATCCCGCAGGATTGTCCATTAATATTACTTGAGCTTTTTTTGTATTTAATATAGTATCGATTACAAAATTATATGAACCTGATAGAGGAAATATCAATCCAGGGGCTGCTGAATTAACTCCTTCACTTGCTTGTGAATTAGGAACTAATTGTCCTTGACTATTTACTGTAGGGCCAATCTGCGGAACTTCAATGTTTGGGTTATCTATTGTAATTACATCTCCAGATCCCATTTGACTAGTAAAAAATGGTTCACTAGTTTCAAATATAGATTCGTCCAATGCTGTTATAATGTTTGTTGTTGTAGCAACTACTAGTCCAGAAGTTTGAGATATAGTAGTTGATGTTCCTCGGCCGGCCGCTAATTGAACTGATGCTGGATTAGCTGCTATCTGTGACCCTAAATAGCTCGGCGGAGAATTACGCGTTCCGCCACCCTGAGTTGCTAATGGCGAAGACGGCGCAGTACCAACAAACGATGTATTAAATCTTGAAATAGTTGTTGGTTTTGGTTTTATTGTACATGTACCATTACCAAAGCTTTGAGTTGCTACATTTGTCAAATTAACTGGTTGTAGATATGGCTGAACGACTTCTTGTAATGTGATACTAGGTTGTTGAGTGAATATTATTTCGGTCGAATTTAATCTTTCAGGTGCTACCGTAACCGACCTTGACCATAATACATTTGGAAAATTTATATAATCTGGATCGTTGACATTTTGACTAACTCGTAATGTATTTCCATTTTGATCAACACGCGCTCTACCTGCTACATATACAGTTGCTGTACCGTACGGAGCATCTGGATATACATATATTGCAATTACTCGAGTACCATCTGCTTCTAGATAATTAATTGGTTCATAATATAATGGACTACCATTCGAATCCAATACTTCAATATGTATTTTAGAATCTTTAACTAATGTGTTAGCACTAGCTTTAATCTTAAATAAATTCTTACCACCCGTTAACTGAGTTGGAAATTCTAATATATTGAAGTAATTGTCAGAATTAACTGTTTGATCGATTATTGATATACCTAAGTCTTTAAGACCTACATAATCAGCTCTTTTTCTTAAACGACCTAGATTCCATGTTCCTGCCGGCATATAACTTACCCTTTATTTTATAATAAATATCAGGCTAACCGGTTTCTATTGGTTAAAATTAATTTCAGAATATCCGTTAACTTTTTTGATTTCAATTAATTTATCTACTATATCCCTCATAGCATCTATATGAGAAATACACATCAAGAATCCAAATTGAGACTTTAGATAATCAAATAATAAGAACATTGAGTTCAAATTATCAGAATCTAATACACCAAATCCTTCATCTATTGCTAAAAAGTTTGGCCTAGGTAGATTTGATACATTAATTAAAGATGTTCTAATTGCTAGTGATGAAATAAACTTTTCCATTCCTGATGTCAATTCTAATGGCCAATAATTATCATCATCATATACAATATGTGCATTTATATTTTTACCGTCTGTATGTAGTACAATTGTAAATTCAACAACTTGATTAAGTATATTATTAATCTCAGATTCTATTTGCGGCAATGCCTTTGTAATTAAATGATATGGCACTCCATCTCTGTTAACAGCTTTTTGATAATATTCATATCCGGAATATTGTTGTTCTAATTCTTTTAGTCTATCAATACCCCCTTGTGCATCACTTCTTGTTTTTTCTGCCATTTTTAATTTACCAGATAGAGTTAGTAACCTAGAATCTAATTGGACTAATTCGGAACTAACTGTTGATATCTCATCTCTAACTTCTTGTATTTCTAAATCTTTCGTCTTATTATATTCTTGATTATCTAATTGTCTTAATGATTTTTTTAATTCTGATTTACTAGTTTTGATATCATCGCGGCATTTATGAATCTTCCATTTGAATTGTTCAAGTTCTGATTCTTGTAATATTAATGTTGAATTAGATTCATTACAGTTATTCATTAAATTATCATAAAATTCTAATTTCTCATTAGGCTTTTCTGCTAATATTTCATCAATATTATTACCGATATGTTTTATATCAAATTCTATAGCCTGCTCTTCGTCTATTAGTTTAGGTAATAAGTCTGCAACTTGCTTTGTTTCTTGTAACCATGGATTGGCCATACAATAACTACAATCTTCATCCCATTCATGTTTATCTAATTTAGATACCATTTTTTGAGCATGCTGTATTTTAAGTGATTTTACTTTTAAATCATTTACTAATTGCAATACCTGTGATTCATACTCTGCCTTTAATGCTAACCGTTCTTTTAATTTATCAACATCAATCTTATTAAGTGTTTGGTTTGTTTCTTTAATAAGTTTCTTTTGTTCACGAATTATTTCTTTTTGAGTATCTCTGTCTGTAATAACTTCTATTAACTCATCTTCCATCCTTTCGATGTCTAATTTAATATCCTCTGGACTTCTTAATGTATCATCAACCTTTTTTAATTCTTTAGTCATAGTAAAAATAATATCATTAAGATTAGTCTTCATTTCTTCATGTTCGGACTTATCTAATTTCATTTGTTCATATGACCCAGTATATTGAGTAATTATATCATTTGCAGCTGCTAAATCAGTTGAAAAATCTTTTCTTTTATATTCTCTAATTAATGCAGCAGTTTCTCGAATATCTTCGTGGCCGATACTATATAATTGTTCAAATATATCAATATCTAAAAATTGTGATAATAATTCTTTTCGTTCTCTTTGACTCTTGTCAATGAACCCAGTATTATTATTTTGTAATGATAAGGCTGTTAAAACAAAATCGTCATATGACCCTAAATATTGTTGTATTATTTTATTTGTAGAATCTCTTTGATCTCCATTCAAACTTTCTTCATTCCCAGAGTCATCTACTCTCCAAAAATCGACATTAACTTTAACATGACCATTTCCGTGTTTTTTTGCTTTACGTTCAATAAAATATGTATACTTCCCTAATTCAAATTCAAACTTACAATGAAAATTAGATTTTTTATTATTTAATACATGTTTTGCTTTTTTGGTTCTACTACATTTATCAAAACATGCAAATGATAACGCATCTAGTAATGTTGATTTCCCAGATGCATTTGGAGCAAATAATCCATATAAACCATTCATGTTAGTAAAATCAATAACATTATTTGGTCCATAACTAAACATGTTTGAAAATTCAAATGTCTTTGGTGTCCATGTAATATTTCTAGTCAATGTACTTGTTGGTAATTTACTATGAACTGTTCTATTAATATGTCTTACAGTATCTAATAATTCATCATCTAATGCATATTCATCTGATAGGTATTCTGAAATAACTTTATTCTGCCACTCTACATCTCGTATATTTCCAAAGTTAATTTTCTTTTTCGAATCTGTTGTATTTAATGCATTTATTTTCTGAATTGATATATCTTGTACCTTATATTGAGATTTTATTTTTGCTACAATCTCTTTCAATGTAGCAGAATCCGTATCTTTTACTTTTAATCTTAGCCTAGGACGTATTGGAATCTTATCACTAGGATTAGTAATCTTGCCATTATCGATCTGATATGTATAATATCCGTAATCATTTGGTATATCAACAAACTCACATTTCTTAGTATCTAAGTCCCATACCATAATTCCATGTCCTAATGCTTCGCCATGATTTTGTTGGATCAATGAACCTGCATATGCAATTGTTTTTTCATCATCTAGATATTGTGGTTTATGTATATCACCTAATAACACTAAATCATGTCCTTCAAACATTTTTGTTGTAACGTGTGTATTGCTAAGAGTGAATCCTGCATCTGTCGAAGCATTATGTACCGACCCATGATGTAATGCTATTTTATAATCTCCTTCAAAACTATCAGCTCTTATATAATCAACTGGCTTATCGAACACAGATAATACGTTAAAGTGTACTCCTGATATATAATATATACCATTGTCTTTAAGATAGTGTAGGCTTGGATGATTTAAGGCTTTAACGATCGGACTAAGGGCATCTAGTCGATAACTATTATTTAAGTTGCAATCATGATTACCAGTAATTATCAATGTAGGTGCTAAATCTGCTAACTTTTTAAAGAAATCAGATACAACTGCTACTAGCTCTGGTGACATATCTGTTTTAGCATGTACAATATCTCCGGCTACATATATTACAGAATTATCTGTCTTTGTTTTCTTAATATAAGAATATAGCCTTTTGAATACTAACTGATATTCTTTATGTCGTTTTACATTTCTAACATGTACATCTGCTATATGATAAATCTTATCTATCTTTTCAATTCCAATATCTATAGTGCGCATAAAATCTTTTGTTCCATTAATTCTGTTTCATTCATTATATGTGTTTCATGTAACACATTTGTTATTTTTTCAAATCCTAATTCGCTAGGATCTTTTCCTGTTATATCTACGAAGAATACATTCAATCCATTTGACATAAAATACTCGGCCGTTTCTAATGCTTGTTTTCTAGCATCTAAATCTAAACATATGTAAATGTCTTTAACTCCTTTTTCAACAATTCTTTTTTTCAATGTATTTGATATTGTCTTTCCAAATAAAGGAATACAATTACGTTTAATAGCAATTGCATCAAATGCTCCTTCTACTAATATAATAGGCATCTTCCAGTTAATATGTAATTCAAATCCAACAATATCTTTTGATGCCGGAGGATTTTTATGTTTATATTTATCTTCGGCATAATATGCGCGTGCTACAAAATAATTTAAACTACCATTTGCGTCATAACTAGGAATAATTATTTTACCCTTATATGAACCTTTTCTACAATAACCAATTCTATATTTTAATATATCATGTATAGTAATATTACGTCCTTTAAGATAATGAATAGCATTTCTATACTCCGGACTCATTTCTTGCAATTCCCATAATGGCCTATATCCTTCAGGTAATTGTAATACCGGAGTATCTGTAGTTGTCTTTGTTGGACGCCATTCTACATCATCTAATAACTCTACTAGTTTGGCTATCTTTTCTCGTTGAACATTTAGTTTACGAAATAATATAGGAAGTTTCCTGCCAGCCGCATTACATACCCAGCAATGCCAATATTGAGTTACAATATTAACTTCCATCTTCTTTTTATTATGATGACAGAATGGACAATGGAATGCAATATTATCATTAGAGTTTATCTTCCCACGACCCATTACAGTTTCAAGAAGACTTATGATAGAGAATTTGCTCATTTGCTCATTTATTAGTTATACTTATTTCATTATCATTTTCAATACTTTCAATAATAATGTTTTTATTAAATAAATTCAATAAAAAATTTTATTAATATGAATATATTAAAAATATCTCGTAAGATCAACCTTTTGACGAGCTTTTTTTCTCCTTAAGCCAACTCTCCGGAATAACCTTCTCTGCCCATGGTATATCATGTTTATCACAATACATTGCATAAGTAGTTTTTGATCCTTTCCTTATTTTTGTTTTGGAAGATTGAAATACCATTCTAATATCTAATTCTGGATGTTGTTTTTTTATAAGTAAATGTTTCTTCCTATCTTCAAGAACCCATCTGCCTTTTGTTTCAACTAAGATACCATTAGGTAGTGTAAAGTCAATTGTATATGTATGTTGAGTTTCTGGTTTAATATAATCTATAACCGTAGTTTCATACTTAAATTTAATTTTATTTTCTTTAAGTTGATCTGATACTTTATGTTCAAACCCGCTTCTATAACCATGTTTAATTGCGTTTGCACGTAATTTGGATTTTGATCTCCACGCCATAACTTATTCCTCTATTTTATATAAATATTAGTAGTCCCAACGAACAATGAAGTTCATGTCAATATCTGGGTTTTTTTGAATAGGTTGAGCTAACTTTGCTGTTGCTAACATTTCTGCTTTATCGTTATATAAACCAATTGATGTAATATAAGGTTTTAATGTTCCGGATACAAATAATCCTTTGCGTAATTCCCCGGGTGGTAATGTTGTTTGATTTGCATCACAAATATCCCCATCTGTTACGGGTCTATAAGTTGAAGTAGGATTCATTGTAACATTGAATTGATCTTTTGGTACACGAACCAAACACTCATTTTCATAAATAGTATGAGTACCACGATACTTAACGTCCCAGGTATTACCAAATATACCCGAACCTGAATTATATTTAGGCAATGGAGAAGATGCAACTACTTGGCCATTTTTGTGGAATACATTGCCTACCACGTTAGTTTGATAACATGAGGCTGATAGATAATGATTGTTTCCTAAGGATGCAATTGCCTGATCATTAACAGCATAATCATACATTCTTATTTCTGCTATATGAAATTCAATACCATCTTGCCTCTCATTATTAACATTACCTATTACAACATCAGCTATATTAGATGTAAAATCTGGCAATGTTCCTGTTGTTCCTCCAGATCCAGTTACTCCATTTGCAAAAATTTCTAATTTGGATGCAGAATTTCTAACACATATATGTTGCC